GGCCTGCTATGAGCCGATGATGCGGACCACAGGAAAGCTGAGGCGGGTACCTGTTGCCAAGTTTAAGGCAAAATTCCATCAGAGGGCGGCGTCGCTGCCCTTCATTATCACCACAAACCCAGAAGCGTGTAGAACTGTCAGACCAAATCAGGGGCCAGAGTAAGCGCTCTGGTCCCGTCCTCCTTGTCACTATGTGACGGGCCTTGCCAGGATCTAATTGTGGGGATTAGCCTCCTCCGTAAGAGTGACTCTGATAAACAGCCTGGCGAGGCAGCTCCTAATTACCATTGATTGATGATATGTGCCCATACCAGACGAGATTAGAGCAGCAATTATCCTGGATGGAAAAGAAGGCCGCTTAACCCAAGAGGAGATCGCTGCAAAGCGATTAGGCGACAAGAAAAGGGTAGGCACAATCTCCAAGATCCTGAAAAAAGCAGGCGTATCTACAAAAGGCCGGGGCAGACCTAAGGCAAAATCTTTCCCTGGCAAACTTTCCGATAAGAAATCCACATCAAAGAAGCCTATAAAACTAGAAAGTTTCGAATCCAAAAATCGATTAGATCTTCTCGATGAAGCATTATCATACCTAAAAGCAAGCCTCCCAGAGGTCTATAGCCCTAAAGGCTTCTCTGAATGGACTTCGGCTGT